CGTAGCCGTGAGCCACGCAGACGCTGAAAAGCTGATGGCGGAGCACGAAACCGCAGTGGCGGCCCTCGAAAACGCCCTGGTGCAGTATGAACGCGATCACGCCACAACAGACAATCCCGACGGACATCATGACTGACCTGGAACCAGAGCTGATTGATGTGCTCAAGCAGCTCGGCTGGCACGAGCTTTAATCAATCGCCCGGCCTATCACGGGGCCTATCAAATTAACACACAAACATAACTGATGAATATGGATGTATGGCAGGCGCGGGGAATACCCGTCCGGGCGGCCAAATCTCAAACCAAAACCTTCTTATGAATGAAGCGACTTTCCAGATTCCGGCCTTGAACCAGGTATTGGCCGACTTGGCAGATATTAAAAAGCTGCTGGCTGAGGGCAAGGAACAGGCAGGCGCCCCTATGAAGTATGCCCGCTGCTCCACCCTGGCAAAAGCGTACGACATGAGCCAGCGGAACATGGCCTATATCCTGGCCCGTGGTGTGATGGCAGGAAAAATCCGGAAGTTGGGCGGCAAGAATCCTGACGGGACCAGGGGCGAAGTAACCACCTACCACGTAGCAGACGTGGAAGCCTACATGATAGAGACGAGAGGAGGGAAAGAAGAATGAAGACGTTGCTGGAAATGTTGGCTGCGGCTGCAAGTGGCTTGTTCATGGCGTTATCGCTTTGGCTCGTCGTGGAGATAGACAACGACGAGCTCCAGGCCGGCAAGTCCCCGCATTCCGGATTCACGCCCGACTGCCCGAAAGCTTTTGACGGCTTTGAAAAACCGTCCCGCTCCCCACGGACCGGGGAAAGCAATAACCAATAGAAAACCAATACAATGGATACCACTAAAGAAAAGAATGAGAAACGCATGCCGAATGAAGTATGCGGCTGCGATACCGCCGCTGAACAACCCGTTACCGTGGAGATGATTGAAGAGGCATACAATCATTTAAGCGATATGGTGAACCGATGCCAAACCCCTGTCTTGCTCCATATTCTTGTTGAGCATGGAGATAGGGTAAATGGGAAGAGCGCTACTTGTAGGGCCGTCATAGAAATGTCCGGTCCGAAAAGTACGGAATGGCTTGCGGCACGCGGTTATCTCTTTGCTTCCGGAAATTGTTTCTCCGGCAACCCTGAAATGGTTTCTCAAGGAGTGAAACTTGCTTTTGAGAAAGCTCATAGGAGCACTTTTGGTACGAACCCCATTGCCGCCATGCTCGGAATCGCCGGGTGCAGATGCGAGGAATGCGAAGACTGATTCAAGCGGCCGGGGTCGGCTGCAACCGAGCCCCGGCCTGTTATCAATAACTAACCAATAGAATACTAATAACGTGAATACGAATACAACAAACGAACTTTCCAATCAAGCACCGGGCAATCCTTTTGCCGTTCAGGCTCCCGCGGGTGGCGGGGCCCTGGCTGCCATGACAAGCAATGCAGCCGTTACTTCCGTGCTGGCGTCTATCTGGATTGCCAAGCAGTTTCCGCGGGATTTGGCAGAAGTGACGGCCCGCATGAACCAGGCTTGTTCCCGGCTGACGCTGGCGCAGTCCGCCACGTATGCTTTTCCCCGCGGGGGAATGACGGTGGAGGGGCCCAGCATCCGGCTGGCGGAGGCGCTGATCGGGGCCTGGGGGAATGCGGAGGCAGGCTGGAAGGAAGTTGCCCGGCACTGGGATCCCAAGGGCGCGGACGGCAAGGGCTGCATGGTTTCCGAGTGCGTGGCGTTCTGCTTTGACAAGGAGACCAACGTGCGCCGCGAGATTTCTTTTACCGTGAATCATACCCGCGACAAGAACGAGTATGAGGGGAACAAAAAGGTGATGAAGCGCGTTGCCCTGGAGAGCGAACGGGACGTGTATGAGCTTTGCGCCAATATGGCTTCCCGCCGCATCCGCGCCTGTATCTTGCAGGTGATTCCCGGCTGGTTGACGGAAGAGGCTTTGGCTGCAACCAGGAAGACGTTAGAAAACGGCGATTCCCGTCCCCTAGCCGACATCATCCGATCCCTGGAAGCGAAGTTCCGGGAATACGGCGTTACCCGCGCACAGCTTGAAACCAACCTGGGCCACAAGCTGGAAGAGACAACCAAGCCGGAGGTCGTGAAGCTGGGGAAGGTGTACAACAGCATTGCCGACGGGATGGTACGTGTGAAGGACGTGTTCCCGGATGACGACCAGCCCGCCCGTGAACCCTCCCTGCCGAAGACTCCTGCATCTACTCCCGCTCCAAAGGCAGCTCCCAGGATGACGCAGGCCCCGCCGCCTGTAACTGCTCCGGAGCCGGAAGATGGTATTCCCGGTCTGGACGTGCCGGAGGATGTGCCCTCCTTTGGTTCTTACGAACATTAACCCTGTGACCATCATGTTTGATACAGAAATTATCGAAGACGAACGCCAGGGGCTGCCCAGCGCCAGCGGGATGCAGAGGCTTTTTCTTTGTCCCGGCTCCTGGCAGGCAGAGCGGAAATGCCAGGTGGATGAAGAGAGCGAAGACGCCGCCTTGGGAACCATACTGCACGCTCACATGGAACATGAGACGACGCCGGAAGACCCGGAGGACGCCGAAGCCGTGGCTTGGTGCTACGAGATGGAAACTTTTTTGTGTGAGAAGCATCTTGGGATGAAGAAAGATTGGACGGACGTCCAGACGATACGGGAAGTACGCCTGTTTGAACGGGGCCGACTGTTTTCCGGCAAACCGGATATGGTGGCTATCTGTAACCGCAAGGCTTTTGTGGTGGATTATAAGTTCGGCCGCATCCCGGTGACGACGGCCGAGCGTAATTTACAGTTGAGCGCTCTGGCCGTGCTGGTGATGGATCGTTGCGAGGTGGACGAAGTATCTGTTTGCATTTTGCAGCCTTACGCGAGCCGGAAGGATCCTGCCGTATGCCGGTACACCCGCGAGAGCGTGGAGCAGGCACGGGCATTTTTCCGGGCCTGCATCGAACGGGCGCAGGACGAGCACGCCCCGTTGAAACCCAGCGAGAAGGCTTGCCGGTATTGCCGTGCCCAGTCTTCCTGTCCGGCGGTGTCTCTGGCCTTGGTAAACGTCACATCCGGCGATTTGACGGCGGCCTGGGAACAGTGGAGCCCTGAAAAACGCAGGGAAGCCTATGACCTTGCCAAACTGGCGAAGAAATGGGCGGCCTCCGTGGAAGGGAAAGTGAAGGCAGACCTGAAAGCCGAAGTGGAAATTCCCGGTCTGGCCCTGGCTCCCGGCAAGAAGGCATTTACGATCACGGATGCCGCGGCGGCTTTTCAAATTCTTAATGGATTGTTTCCTGATGCGATCACGGCGCAGGCGTTCACCGGTTGCTGCAAGGTAGGGATTACCGATCTGGATAAGCTGGTGCATTCCGTGCGGAAGGCCGCGGATGCCGGCGCCAAGGTGGCCGAGTCCAAGGATTGGCTGCGGAAGACGCTGGCCGAATGCGCGGAAGTAAAAATCTCTGACGGCTCCGTGAAGGAGATAGGAGGAGGAGCAGCATGATGACCACGCTGACCATTACCTTGCCCCACACGCCGCGCTGCCTGTCTCCCAACGCCAAGGCCCCTCTCTCTCCGAGGGGGGCCATGGTGGCCGGCTACAAAAAGACGGCTGCCAAGAGCCGCGCCCGGCAGATGGCCTGGGCAGTGACGCTGGAAGCGTTGCAGGCACGCAAGATGGCCCCAACGCATTACCGGGTGATCTGGTTTTTCAAGGGACCGAAGCCGGATGCGGACAACTGCCTTGCCCGCTGCAAGGCGTACCTGGACGGAGCCTGCAAGGCCATGGGCATTGACGACCGGACGCTGGACTGCGCCGGGATTGACCGGGTGCATGATCTGGCAAAGGCCGGACAGGTGGAAATCGTGTTTGAAAGGAGGGCCGACCGATGACCACGCCTAAATGCCCGCTGTGCGGAAAGCCACTCAAGCTATCAACAATCGAAAACAAGGGACAGCTTAATTTCTTTGCATGCTATAAGTGCAACTACCAATTAAGGATGTCTCCCCGCAAAGATTTCGCGTTGGAAGATGCCTTGCGGTTTTTGCTGGGCTATTTGCAAGACCCCCAAGAGGCCAAGAAATACGCCGAGGCATTTGGTCTTGGAAAGGCGGCGGACGCCGTGGGCACTAATCCGGGCGGAAATATTCATAACTCATTGATGTCCGGACCGGTCCACGTGGGCGGGGCCGCGGCGGACGGAAAGGAGGGAAAATGAACACGTTTAATACTCCAAAAACCGAACAGACTACCAACGTCTGGCTCACTCCGCGCTACGTACTGGACCTGCTGGGTCAGTTTGATACGGACCCCTGCGCCGCTACGGTGCGCCCGTGGGATTGCGCCCGCGTCAACTACACCGTGGAGGACAACGGCCTCCTGCTGCCCTGGGAGGGGCGCGTGTGGCTGAATCCTCCCTACGGCAATGAAGCGGAGGCATTCATGGAGCGTATGAGTATGCACCAGGGCGGCGGTTTGGCACTCATTTTCATGAGGTCAGATACGCGCTGGTTCCAGCGTTGCGTGCTGTCCCGCGCCCGGTATCTGTTCCTCTGGAAAGGCCGCATCCGCTTTTGCCGCCCGGACGGAGAGATCCCAGGCAACCAGCCCAACGCGCCGAGTTGCCTTGTGGCCTGGGATAACCAAGAAGCGCCCCTCCTGTACACATTGCAGAATCAGGGGCATGGAAAGGTGGCTGTACTATGAACACTAGAGCACCACGGAAAAGGGCTCTGGCCCGTTATTTAGGAGGGAAAAACAGAATCGCCCCCTGGATTATCAGCTTCTTTCCGTCTCATAAATTCTACGTCGAACCGTTCGGCGGTTCCGGCGCCGTCTTGCTCAACAAGCAACCGGCATTTCTGGACGTCTATAACGATTTGTATGACCGGATTGTGAACTTTTTCGAGGTATTGCGAGATCCGGAAAAAGCGGAACGGCTGGCCCGGCTTGTCGAATTGACGCCCTATGCCCAAACAGCCTATGACCGGTCTTTTGAAATCGCGGAAGATCCCGTTGAAGATGCACTCCGCTTTGCCATCAACTCCATGATGTCCTACGGCGGGGGAATCTACAAACCAGGCTTCAAGCGCGACGGCTTGCTACGGACAACGCCTTACCCCAAAACGTGGCGGGAATATCCCGAAGTTGTCCGAGAATGTGCGGATGAACTGCGAAACCGGAATATCGAAATCAACAACATGGACGCCCTGCAGGTCATGGCTCGCTATGACTCACCGGACACGCTGCACTACGTGGATCCTCCCTATGTGCAGTCAACGCGGGGCAACCGCGTGAGGTACGCGCACGAGTACGACCAAGAGGACCATGAGCGGCTTCTTGCTTTCCTCCAGACCTTGAAAGGCAAGGTTGTCCTGTCCGGCTATGATTCCGAGCTCTATGCCGACCACCTGGATGGTTGGCGGAAGGAATGCAAGGTCTCTCACGACACGCAGGGCGGCAAGAAGATTGAATGCCTGTGGATTAACTACAACCCCCAACTGACGCTTTTTTGATATGGCAACATCACGCATGATACGAGAAGGGTTTCTCGATTCGGAAAAGGTAGCGGCTTTGTCGTGGCGAACCGAGTGTTTCTTCCATCGGCTTTTGCTGGTGGCGGATGACTACGGTCTGTTTGACGCTCGCCCAACGGTATTGAGGACTCGCTTATTCCCCCTGCACCTTGACAAAGTCAGTAACCAGGACATTCAAGACTGCCTCCATGAAACGGAGGAAGCCGGGCTTGTAAGGGCATACTGTGTCGGGGGCAAGGATTATGTGCAGATCATCAATTTCGGGCAGCGCAGACAAAGCAAGCCCAAGTTCCCGCTTCCAGACGGTGATTCACCGTGTAATACAGTTAATCACGGTAGTTCACGGAAATCCACTGTGAATAACGGTGAGTCACCGGAATCCACCGCTTATACGGAGACGAAGTCGAAGACGTATACGGAGACGGAGTCGGAGCCGTGCTCCGTAAACAGGGGTGTAGAACAGTTCCCACGGAATGCGGAGGAAGTACGGCTTTTCATGGGGGCTCAACTCATGGCTCCCAAGGGAGACGAGTTGAAACGGTGTGCAGAGTCGTTCTTTGATGACTTCTCAGCTCGCGGCTGGCGGGACAGCAAGGGCATCCCCCTTGCCAACTGGCAGCCAGCAGCCCGGAAGTATGCCCGCTCCTGGGCAACCAATAATGTGCAGCATGGGCGGCAACAAGGCCCATCTGGACGGAATGACGCCAATGCAGGAAGGAGGTACGAATGATGGATGATATTCAACATCTGGCAGGGAAAGTTTCTCTGGTTCCGTCCCAAGACGGGATTGTGCGCAGCTACAAGCCTGTACGTTACGACATGGGCGGCTTTGACGAGCGAGTGCATCCAGAGGTGCAGGCCATGCACCGGGAAGTACAGTGGTTCATCAACGATATTGTGAACAAGGTTCGTCCGCGCCGCTGGCTGTCCCTGCTGGGGGCCTCCGGGGTGGGCAAGACGCATCTGGCGGAGTCCGTGAGGACTGCATTGGTCAAAGAGCGCCCCACGCTTCCAATCCAGCTTTGGAAGTGGCAAAAGGTGGTTTCCATGCTTCGTTCCGGGGACTGGGCATTCGTGGAGTATCTGGTCAA